TATTGGTCTTGCTCAGGTGACGCATTAGAAACGTGGAAGTATTCCAAATCGTCAAAGATTGCAGAAATCTCTGAAGAAACAACAATCCAGTTAGCTCCACCACGAAGTGTTGACTTGTGGATTTGTGCTGACAATTGGTTGATTGCAGTAATCAATGTTTGGTTCCAGTCTTTTTGAGTGTACTGAGTTAATGGGTTAGCTGCAGTTCCTCTCTTCCATCCGTTGTAATCCCAACGTAATTGCCAAGCTGCACCTTTACGTAAGTCACGTAAGATTTCACGGTCGATTTCAGCCGCAACTTGTTCAGATAATAAAGCTGTTAATTCAGCCTCAGCATCGATGTTGTGGAATGCCGCAACGTCTTGAGCCAATTCAGGAGACCACTGAGCTCTTAACTTTCTTTCAGTTACAGTAACAGTTACTGAATCTAATTCAAAAGAAACTTCACCGATAGCGTCTTCAAACTCAAGTTCTTCATAGATTTTATAAACCGCAATGATAGAACCAGTGGCTGTGTCAGCTGCGAATGTAGAACCTGAATAACCATCTAAACTGTTATCAGTTACAGAACAAGGTACACTTAAATCAACTTCTAAGTAGATAACACCAGATGCACTACAAATGTTATTGTAGTAACCACCGTTACCTTGAGTTGGCCAAGCAGCTTGTGATTGTGAACCGTAGTTAACAATACCTTGACCGTATACTTGAGTAACAACTCTGAACAATAATGGGTTTTGTGTATTTGCTGAAGAAACTAAACGTAAACTTGCTAAGAAATCCTCAGTATCCATTTGGTTACCTTCAGGACCAACTAATCTACCTTCACCTGAAGTACTGAAACCAGATAAAGAAACGATTACTTTTCTGTAAGTAGTACTTGGATAACCTGATTGTACTAATCTTTGTCCTGTCCATACTTGAGTGAAAGTCGCCGCAGTAGTCGCTGACCAACGTCCTTTTGAGTAATCATACAATCCAGGTGGGTCTAAAGCCGCCTCATTACCTTCATAATACAAATCATAAAGATTCTTAGTGAAAGCTGCAGCATCATTATAACCTGCATTTGGGTCACCAGGATAGTTACCAGGTGCTCCTACAGGTGCTCTGTGAGCCCATGGAGATGTAGTATCATTAGTTAACTGAGTTGTACCAGTGTAACCTTGGATTTTTGGTACAAAGAAGAACAATTTACCGATTGGTAAGTTCATCGCTTGTACAGAAACGATTTCATTCGCTAATAATTTAGAGAATACACGTCTGATAATCGGGAAAACAACAGTTTCAAATGAACCTGAATTTCCGTCTGAAGTAGCTTCGTTGATTAAGTGAGAAGCTTGGTTCTCATATAATTGTGCTACGTTTTCTTTTAGGTGGCCACGAAGACCTTCAAGGAACCCTAATTTGTCCCATTTGTTAATAGTATCTTCTTTGATAACTTTAAGGTGCTTAAGACCGATGTTACCAACAAGACCTGATTCTAATAATGCTCCCATTTTATTTTTGGATTTTTATTAATTGTTTATTTTATTATTTTTGTCATTAAGTCCTTCATTCTCATAAACTGAGGATTTTCGTAAGTCTTAGATTCAATTAAGTTTTGAGCAGAACCTGTAATTACTGGTTCGTTGTCCATTACTTTTTCGATTGACTCAGTGATTTTTCCTTTAGTAGTTGATGAAAGTTCGTCCTTAATAGTTTTATATAGATTTTTAGATTCTTTAAGTGTTTCTACAGAATCAAATCTTCTTAAAACATTTATTTTTTCTTGCTTTGATGTTGTGTGTTCAGTAAATAATCTTGTAGTGTACGCTAAATTTGAATTGAATACAGCAACTTCGTTAAGTTTGTCTCTGAAAATATTCAAAGCTTTTCTGTACTCTTCATTTTTAGCTCTCAACATTTCTACTTCTTCCATCAAAGAATAGTGTTCTTCAATATTAATATTGAATGCCGAATGAGCGGCTGGTTTCGGTAGACCACCTTTTCTAAATTTTGAACCTGAACCTAATGTACGAGAAGCTTCTTTAAATTCACCTTTCTTCATTTTTTTAGTTGATTCTTTGTATTCAAACTTTGGTTTACCTGTACCTTTTGTAGGATTAGCGGCTGTCATTTTTTCTTTAAAACCACCAGTAGTTTTCTTGTATGAAAATTTAGGTTTTCCGATTTTACCACCCTTACCAACTTTTGGTTTAGTAGTCTCATGCATCATTTCTTCTGTATATTCTTCAGATTGATAATCCATTTCTTCTAAATCATCCATTGGAAATTCTTCGTATCCGTCTTCCATATCATCATCTTCATCTTCTTCATACTCAACATCCATGTCTCTTTCATAAAACATCCCACCAGGTCTTTCTTCTTTTGGAGGAGAAGGAAGTTCATCATCATCTTCACCATCTTCACCATCCATGTGAAGTTCGTAAATAGTTTCTTCTAATTCTTCTTCTTCATCGTCTCCAAACATTTTGTCAGCAATAACTGGTGCTGCGGCAATTGCCATATCAGCGGCCAAACCTTGCCATTGTTCTTCCATTTCACCTGTTTCGTCGTCCATAGAAATTTCATAGATAGTTTCTTCTAACTCTGACTCAAATTCTTCGTCGTCATTGTCATCGTCATCATCCTCACGAGATTCGTTCATTGGAATAAGGTACTCATCGTCACCGTCTTTCAAATGTGCATACTCCCCGTCTTTTTGGATTTCGACTTCATCTTCTGGTTTCATTTTTTTGAAAACTGTTAATAACAAATCTTGAGTTTCATCAGAATCAGGCATTTGTGTAAAATCAATTACTTCATCATCCTGTCCCATTTCATCTTCAAAACCTTCTTCGTCAGACTCTTCTTCATCATCCATTTCAAACTCATCAAATTCTTCTTCAGAACCTTCTTCGTCTTCCATTTCAAATTCATCAGATTCTTCTTCTTCCGATTCATCAGATTCTTCTTCAAAATCTTCAGTTTCCTCTTCTTCTTCAGCCTCTTTTAAAGACTCCTTTACAAGCTCGCTAATTTCTTGCTTCATTGTTGACTCAAGTATTTCTTTTGCGTTTTCATTGATAGCTTCTTCCAAATTTTTTAATTGGATTACCGCTTCTTCAACTAAGTTTTTATTTTCTGCCATTTTTTGCATTTTTTGATAAATATTCAGTACTTTAGAAAAATTCACCACATAATGTAAATAAAATAAAAAAGGAGGGTAATCCCTCCTTTTTCATAAACTTTAAAAATTAATACTTATTCGAAAATTTCATCAATCTTACTTTCAGCGACTGATGTAATTCTCCAATCATAAGAGAACGATTCATAGGCTTTAGTTACTTTAGCCTCAACATCTGTGACGTTGTAACCTTTAACTAATTTCTCTTCTCTTACTTTTTTTATTTTACCTGAATTTTCATCGGGTAAATCGTACTGAATTTTTGCAACAAAATATTTTTCGTCCATTTCCATAATAAATTATTTTGATAAATAATCGTTAAGTTTTTTCATTAAATCAAGTGATTTTGTTGTTGACCTTTCAGCTTTTTGTAATTGTTCTTCTTGCAAATTTTCTTCGTACTTGTGTTTATCAGCCATATCTTGGAAAAGATATGCTCCTGGAGTAGATGGTGATGATACTAAGTCAAAACAAATTAGTTCAAAATCTTCTTGTACTTCATTTTGTTCCCCCTTTTTAACTAACGAACCGACTCCTCTTGATGATATCCCTAATGTAACACCTTGTCTTAAAAGATTTGCGGCTTGGTCTCCTTTTGTTGATACAATTCCTCTTTCGTGAAACCCAGGTGATGTTAAAAGTTTTAATTTACCAAGTAATATATGACCATCCCACCACATTTCAGTGATTATGTGAGAAACTCTATCTAAATCAATTAATGATGATTCAGGATGGTTTAATTCCGAAAGAGCGGTTCCTTTTGATATATAATTTTTTTTATAATTTTCAACTTCTCTTTTTAATATTTTTTCAGGATAAATTCTACCATTTCTGTTTGGTGTATTATATTTTTGTAAAACAGCATAGAACTCAAAAGGTTTTGAATAGTCTAAAGCCGATTTACTTTCTTGTATTACCGCCAAGTTACGAGACTCTGTCGGTGAGATATATCCCGCATCCATTTCTATCAGTATTCCTTTACCTGAATCTTTTGGACCTAAAATTTTCAAATCTTGCATTGTGAATTTTATAAATAAATATTATTCACTTTTGTTTTGTTTGTTTTAGTTAAGTTAAAAACAAAATTTTTGTTGTTTTTAAAATTTTCTGAATCAATTAAATCAATAATTGTTTTAACAAAATCTTTAATTATTGGAGATTTGAAATCATTTATATTTTTAATATAGAAAGTTATTTCTAAGTTCATAAAAGAACTTTTATTGACTGAAAGTCCACTACTTCTTAAATCCGTATCAACTATAAAATTAGTGTCAATAAAATCAAAATTTAGTATTTCATAAATTGTGTGTCTAATTGACCTATTAAAATTCATGACAATTCTTTCCCAATTTTCCTCATCTTTCTTTGGTGTTAACCATGATTGTATATTTATATAAAAAGATTTTAAATTTTTAGAATCTACTGTTCCATAATTTGCCTTGAATTTTTTGTACCCTTTGACAGATACCGATTTTCCCTTCTTCATTTGTGTTCATAATTCATACGTTTATTTTTGGAAAATATAATAAACTTTAATATTTTTGTCAAAAAGAAAAAATGCTAATTGTAAAAGTAAAAAATCAAAACATTGAAAAGGCTTTGAAAGAACTTAAAAGTAAAGTTATCAAAGTTAAACAAGTTAAAGAATTAACTAAAAGAAAGTATTTTGCTAAGAAAAGTACAACTAAAAGAGAGGAAAAAAGAAAGGCTATTTACCTACAATCAAAATTAGAGAACCAAATGTGAATTTAGTTCTTTAATTTTAATTAATTCGTTAACTGAAAAAATTGTAGATGTGACTTTTTCTTTAGTCTCATTTATTTTTTTCTTAGTCTCTTCTTCTGTTTCTGACTCAATAAGGGAATTTAATTTAGATATAACTTGTTCTTTTTCCTCATTAAATTTAATTTCTAAAACGTCTTCATTTTCTTTAAGTAATGAAATGACTTCTTTTTGAGTTGATTCGTCTAAGTTAGATAGATATTTTGAAGCTACTGAGTTTGCAATTTTCTTTAAAGATGATATAGGTAATTTAGGGGTAGTTTTTTTTGTTTGTTTTTCTTTCATTAGATTTTCAACAACAATTTTTCTACTTTCAATCCTTTCTTCAATTTTATTAATATTTGTGTTTAAAATTTTATCTATGTGAGAATATTCTGACTCAGATAATTCATTTTTTAACCATTTATTTAATTTTTCTAAATGGTTATTTGGAATAATAATGTCTTTAGTTTCTTTGATAACTTCATCAACAAGAATATTTGCACTATCTTTATCTAAACCTAAATTTTCATTTAATTTATCATAAATGAAAAATAAAGTTTTAGTTTCTTCAGAATTCAAAACTAAATCTTTGAATTGTTTCATGTCTTTAGTTAAATTCTCACTAACAAATGAGTTAACTAATTTTTTTTCTATTGCTGTTTTATAAAGTCCAAATTTCATAACTATAAATATTATTACTTTAGTAATCTTTCTAAAGTGTCATTTATTTCTTTCATAGAATCTTTGTTTTTTTCAAAGTCCACAAACTCATCGTCCTCTCTGAGAACTTTTTCAAGAATTAAATCTTTATTCTTAGGATTTAAATTTTCAGGTACCGTTGGGGGAGCTTCTCCTCCAGGTGGGGGTGGTGGAGGGGTTTCTCCTCCAATTGGACCACCTCCTCCTAAATCTGAAGGTGTACCACCCTCAGACGGTGCAGATGGAGCCCCGCCAGGTTCACCTTCTTTTTTACCGTATAGTTTATCTATATTATCAAATAAACCTGTTTTAACTATGACTTCAGCAGTTTTCTTAAGCTCCTCACCAACTGCTTTTTCAATACGTTGTTGTTGAATATCGAGTTTAATTTCTTCATCAGAAAATCCAAGGATATGTTTTTTAGCCCAAGACTGTGATACCGCAGCAATTCCTGAACCAGGGTCTGCAACCATATCTTTGTAAAGAAGTATTTTTTCTTTCCAAATGTCCACCATTAACAAGTCGGCTTGTTTAGATGGGTTTGTTAATGATAATCTAAAATTAGATAATTCATCTTCAAATCCTAACATAAACAAGTGAATAATACCAATTTTGTTAAGTTCTTGCAACATACTCTTTTGAATTCTGTTGATTGTTCTTGCAAAACGAATATCTTGTAACGCTAAGTTTTTACCATCACCAACAACTTCCTCAAATCCTAAGAAAGCTTTAGGTACACGTAACGCAGTTAATAATTTCTTTTGGATATACTCAATGTCCGCAATTTCAGATAAGTTTTGAGCTCCAGGTAGTGTTTCAATTGGAGACGCTTGTGCAGGGTCACGTACAGGAATAAAATAATCTTGGTCAACCGCCATTTGATTAAATCTCATATCAACGTTACCTGTTTTAGAATCAACTACTTGGTCTCTTTTAAACTTATTTGCGACTCTTTGGATATATGGTTCAACGTCCTTATCATCCATGTTTCCAACAAATACTTTAAACACACGTCTTTCAGGGGCTCTTGAAGTTCTATAGATTAACATAGCATCTTCAGATAATAACAATTGTTTCCATATACGACGAGCCTTTTCCAACATAGACGTACCATAAGGTAATCTTCTGTCATCACCCAATAATCTAAAGTGAGCAATTTCCCAAGTATTAAATTCCATGTCTTTGTGTTTCCATGTGAATTTTAAATGTTTTTTAGTTGGGTCCTCGTCAATTGACTTACCTTTAGCCATCATACCTCTTTCTAATCTTTCGATTTCGATGATTGGTAATTGCATACAACCAATTACACCTTTTTCAGGGTCTAATTTGATATATACAAAGTTATCACCATACTTACATGTGTTTCTTGTCCACATTGGTAAGTTTGTATTGATGTCTAAAATATTATTAAATAAATCGGCCAATATTGATTTTATTCTATTTGATTCAGAATAAATTTGTAACATAAAACCATCCTCATTTACAGTTGTTGACTCCTCAGCGTAG